ATACGAGTATACGATTGATAACTCCGTGGTGAAGGGTAGCGCATCAAGTTCTGCCTGTCCGCTATCCGTTACCAATAGCGCTCCTGCTTTGCCGCCGATGTATCCTTCCTTACGCAGGCTGTCGATCTTGTCGGATACGTCCGCCGAATCCATATTCAGCGCTTTTGCTATCTCCTCTACCGGCGTGGCGGGATCGTTTTTAAGAATCTGAAGGATACGGCCATCCTTTGAGGACATGAATGCCTGCCGGCTCTCCATGAGTTCAATTTCCGAATCTACACGCTCCTCATCCGACTTCAGGAACACCGAGCGGCTGCGGATGCTCGTGAATTTGGTGCGCTCCCGTCCGCGTTTCGCAAAGGCAGCTACCAGCTTTTTCTCGTCATCGCTCATGGTCTGCGCGGCCATGTGGTGCTGTGTTGCTGATGCCGGCGCTTGTGTTGGCTGGATGCCGAGAAGGGAGTTTATGTCGTCGTCATTCAGTCCGAACCCGCTTTTGAGTAGTGTTCGCGCCTGCGCCTCGGTGAGCTTTCCCTGCGTGAACTGCCGGATGATGCGCATCACCTGGATGTGCTGCTTCCCAGTCAGGTTCTTCAGGTTGTCGTTCACCTGCGCCTGCTGTTGCGGAGCGGGACCGGGCTGGCCGGATACTGCTGGCGCAGAAATGGCCGGAAGTCCGATGAGTGCGCGCTGCTCATCCGCTGTCATCACGGGCAGGATAGCCGGAGCGAGGCCCTTCGGCATATCGCGCAATTGTGCCAGTGTGTTCTTCTCGCCGCCGGCATTGGGTATCTGCATCATATCGCGCAGCTCGTCCGGGGTACAAATTTCCAGCATGGTCTGCTCGCTCCACTCGATAGTCAGCGGCGCGGTGGGCTGAAACTCGAAGTCGCCGGGCGCTTTCTGTGCATTCTTGAACTGCCACAGATAGTTTATGGCATTCTCGATTTCTTTTGCGCGCAAACTAGTATAGGTGGCTTTTAACAATTCATAGGCCACCAGCATTTCTGTGCGACCGCCAAGCTGTCCCTCTGTCTTAATGCCAAAAAGCATGGGGCTGGTAATCTTGTGGCCGGTGAAGATATCCTGTGTAACGTCAAGACGAAGTTGAATGAATTGTTTATCCAAGTCGCCGGCAGTTACGTCAAGCACGGTAGGTGCCTTGTCCGCTCCATCGCTGAACGTCAGTACGAACGATCCGGCCTTGTCGGTGCCGGTGAACTTCTTTTTGATCTGCCCCTCAATGGTGCGCTGCTCCTCTTCGGTAGGCGTTCCGTTATTGAAGTTGATGATCTTCGATGCCGCAAACTTGTTCTTGAGGTTGTTGAGGTGGAAGTTCACGATCTCCACGTCAGTCTCCACGGCAGCAACAGCGCCGATGTAATCGGGCAGGGGATAGATCTCCGTGCCGGGCCGGTAGTCGCGGAAATAGAACAACTGCCGGCCGCGTGGCTTGGCCGGATCGAAGGGCTTGTACTGCACCACAGCATTATCCTTGTAGAAGTGGGCGCGGTTACCCATTGTCGGCGAGTAGTAGAAAATCTTCTCCGATACGTCCGTGCGCACCTTCGAGAAATCGATGTGCTTCAGCGAGGCGATGCCGCTGCCTAGTTTGTTCCAAATGACCTCAACCGCGAAGCCGTTGTATAACTCATAGTCCAGGATCAGCTTCTTTGACAGGTCGCCGAAGTTCTCCAACTCATTCGCCGCGCCAAGCATCAGGCCACCCTTTGATACGAGGCCGTTGCCGTAGATGTATTTAGCCTTGCCCGTAATGATGGCATTGTGCTTCGCGCTTCGGTTAAACAGCGTGGTCAGGTACTGCGGGTAATTGTCCTTTTCGCCATACATCACCCACGGCGTGCCCGCTGCGGCGGTGGCGATCATCTCGGGAACCTTGTGGTTTTCGAAAGCGAGGCGCAGCACTTCGATTTTCGGTGTATCAGCCATTGTAAACTACGATTGATTTGTCCTGCCCGTTGTATGCCGTGGGCGCGGTATAACTTGCCGGAAGCACCTTGCACTTGCCAATCTCCACGAGCACGTTGGCGTTGACCGGATCCAGGTTTACGTTTGAATACTGCGCGAATACCCGGTAATGGTAGAAGCCGGTCTGCGACAGGATGATCTTGCCGTGGGTCGGGTCATTCACGCCCAACTGAATGACGATGCCGTCCACGCGAGGCGTTGAGTATACCTGTCCGGCGATGCAGAATGCCTCCACGCCGGTTTCGTCATTCTTCAACCCCACGAGATAGTAATACGGATACACCAGCGTGTTCTTCTCCGATAGGGTCAGGTGCACTGTATTCGATTGGGATTGCCGGAGTAGCATCATTATTCTATATCACATATTCATGTAATTGGCATAAAAAAAAAAGGGCAGCATTTCTGCTGCCCTTCCTTAAACTAAACCGCTGATTCTTACTGAACGATGCCGGAGATGATGCTCGCGCTGACCTCCTGCGCCGGCTGTTCTTCCTTGCCTTTGAACACGAGTTCATAGCCGTTGAAGTCGCCCATCGCCTTGCCGGTGAGTACCTTCGAGGGCTGAAGCTCCATGCCGTTGTTGAAGCCCACGGCCCAATACTTGCCGTTTCGATCCAGTACGATGATCGCCAAGCGGTTCTGCGCGAGCAACTTAAACTCGTTGCGCGATGCAGCCTGCATCTTGCGGATCATGATGTTCACAGTCGGCTCGTAGAACACGGTGCCGTTGGGGTCGCTGGTTTGGATGCCGTCCTCGAAGGAGCCGGTCTCCTTCTCGAAGGCATACGTCCAAAACTTGGTTAGACCAGCCATCGTAATGGAGGTGATGATGCCCGACTGGTTGGAGGGTGTGAAGCTGGAGACGTTGGACAGCTCTACGACGTAAATCTGTTTGATGCCGCCTACGTTATCGCGGCAGTCGAGGGGAAACCCTTGTGTTAGTGCGCAAGCCATGCTGCTGGTGTTTTTTGGTTGGTGTTTCTGTTTAGAAAAAAGGGCGGCGTTGGTGGGCCGCCCTCTCTCCGTTGTTTCAGGTTGTTTGCTCTTAGCTGTTGCTGTAAGCCACGATCTGCTGCGGGAAGGCAACCTGCCAGCCACGCTTCATGCTGAAGAAGTACTTCACCACGTCGAAGTCCTGGCTGTACCACATGGCCGCCTTTTCTTCTTCGTTGAGCATGTCGCAGCCCATGAAGATGTTGCTCCATTCGAATGCGAACACGCAGGCTTGGCCGCTGATGCTGTACAGACCGTCGAGACCGTGTACCGGCACCAGTTCGTACACCGAACCTTCGGCATACATGGTACCCACGCCGTTGCCGGCAGGCACATGGTACAGGTTATCGTCCATCAGCTTCTGACGATACACTTCGAGCGCATCGTATCCCAGCACCACCTTCACCGTGGACTTGCCTTTGAGGGCAGCCGGGATCTTGTTGATGATGTTCTTCATGATTGTCCGGCAGTTCGTGCTGTTGAACGTGCTTGCCGTGGGAACGAGAATGCCGGATGCGCCGGTGATCACCTTCACGAGGCCATCATACTTGTTCAGGTACGCGCTGCCTGCGTTGGTGTCGCCCTGCCAGTCGCAGGTCTCCAACTGCTCATTGATGACGCGGACGATGTCCTGCATCACCATCGAGGGGATGTCCTTTTCGCTGTACTTGGAGCCAGCGGAGAGCAGCAACTGCGTCCACTTGGCCTCCAGAGTGCGCGGGCAAAGGTCTTCCTGCCACTTCACGGGCTTCACCGTCAGGGTGCGCTGCGTGAACGTGGTGCTGCCGGACGAGGTATATCCGCAGGCCGCTCCGTTCTGCGGGATCGGCCCGGTGGTCAGGATTTGCAGGGCCTCGGCACTCTTGATGCCGGGCTGCTTGGTTGCATAGCTGCTGGTTTCGTTTGCAAAGTGCGCCTTCGTCAGAAGGTCTTTGCTGGTCTGATCGACGTAATCCGTGAGGGCTGAAACATCAAATGCCATGGTAAAAAGGTTTTAGGTGGTGAATGACTTGGTTGGTGGTGGTTACTTTGCGGTTTTCAGTTTCTCAATCCCGGCAGCGATGTCCGCGAGGCGGTCGCTCTTGGTCTTTTTGAAGGTGGACTGCACCGGGGCCGCGCTTTCTTCTGCCGGCATCTCGGCCAGCTTCTCGACGATCCAGAACATGGCCTGACCTGCTTCGTTGGCCTTCTTCAGATCGGCGCGCAGGGCTTCGTTCTCTGCCTTCATGGCCGCGAAGTCTGCTGTATGATTGGGCAGGTCGGACTTCATAGCCACGCCTGCTTTTTTCAGCGCTTCGACGAGCGCGGTCATGTCGGTGGTCGGCGGGGCGTCGGTGCTTGCGGGTGCTGCGGGTTGGTCAGGTGCCGCCGGAGCCACGGCGGTAATGCTGCCGGAGGCCACGGTGATGACCTGCTCCGTGCCATCTGGCATGGTGATGGTGTAATCGCCATCGGGAGCGGGCACGGTGTTGTTGTCGGTGGTGATGGTAACTGCGGAGCCGGCAACGAGGTCGCCGGATACGCTCAACACGCTTCCGTTGTCCTGCGGGTAGTCAGTACACTTCGTCTTGTCATCGGCTGCGGGTGCAGCGGCCGGGGGCATGGGATTCATGCCGAGTGCGGCGCGAACGGCCTCGAACTTATCTTGGCCTACAATATCGCGAATGGTCTTGGTAATGCTCATGACTATAAATCACAAATCATGCGATAGTGGTAATGTTTTAGCTAACCTCGAACCGCATCGATGATAGCAAGGGCTGCCGTCTCGTCGCTCACCGGCGTATCCGGCACATGCTCAAAAAAGCCCTCCACGGAGAAGCCCCGGAACGTGCCATCCTTAACCTTTGCCCACACGTCATCATTGGCGACGTAATAGCTGCCAAACCATGACCCGTCGGCAACGGCAGGAAATCCCTTTGGAGTGGATATGCCGCGCGATGAATCAATCAGAAAGCTCTCGAACATGATCACGCCGGGAACCTTCGCCGTGGGGTCGTGCATTTCGTTCACGTTCTTGTTGTTCCCCAGCGCAAAGAACTTCAGGGCTATCTGCTTGATGGTACCTGCATCGAAGACAGCCATATATTCGCCGTTTGCGTCGCGCCGGTAAATGGGCAGATCGGCGATCATCAGCGGCCCGGTGATGATGCGCTGCTCCTCGTTGGATACCTGGAAGCACATCGGCTTTTGGTTGTTGAACGCCTGAAAGTACCGCTCGATGGCCGGCTCGTCCACGAGGGCGATAGCGTCCACGCCGAAGTTGAGTACGTCGCCGGGCTTCAGCACCATGCGATAGATAGGGAGGTTGGTAGGTGTTGCCATGATTAGCTGATTTGTGCGCGCTCCTGTATGGTGTTCACGCGGTTTTGGGTTTTGGTGATGTCGGTTTCTACCACGATGGCTTTCACCGTGGGCTGCTTTGCATTGGACTGGCTTTGCAGGTTTGAAAGCACCGTGCTTTGCTGCTGGAGGCCGCCATATATGTCGGTCGATGGGTTTGTGCTTATTGCAGGAGGGGAGAATGACCCGGAGCCGCTTCCGCTCGATTGGTATTGCGTGGCCGCGATCTTGGCAATAGATGCCGCCGTTACGGCGATCTCAGCCCCAATGGTCGCCCACATTGATATCCCCATGTCCGTCTTCGGGTATTGCGCAAGCGTAGATGTAACGGCCTTGAACCCGTCAATGATGGCAAGCGTAATCTGAAGGGCCTTGTTTCGCTCGAACGAATGCCGGCGAATCTTCTCCATCTCCGCAGCATTGCCCTTCGCCTTCGCGAGTTCAATGTTTGTAACGGTCTCGTTCAGCGATATCAGCGATTGCGTGTAGCTCTTTGCCAAATCTGCCCGCTTACCCCACGCATCCATGTCGTCCTTCCACTCATCATCCAAATCTTTCTGATGCGAGGCGCGTGCCTCTGCCGACAATTTATCCTGCTCCTCCTTGACCTTGTCGTGATAATCCTTTAGCACTTTCAGTTTCTGATCATTCACCCATTTCTCCACCTGAACCTGATCCAGTCCGGCATCAATCCAAGCCTGACCTTCTTTGCCGATGGCATCCAGCTTCTTGTTCAGGTCTTGCTCTTCCTGTGAGCGCTGCGCATCGTCAAATTGCTTCTGCGCCTCGTCGCGTTTATTCAGCTGATCCTCCCACTGCTTTGCAACGTCATTCATTTGCTTGTCGTATGCCTTCTCCCACTCCGTTTCTGCCTGATCTGCTTTGTCGATTGTCGCGGCGGCAGCCTTATCAATCGTCTTAATGTAATCGAGGCCAAGAATTTGCTGATCAGTTTCAAGTTTATTAATTAGGTCATCCTGCGCCTTCAGTTTCTCCTCATCCTCTGCCGTGAAGCCAATTCCCTTGCCCCCTGTTGCCTTGCTGTACATATCCTCGAGTTGCCACTTTGCGCTGACGAGCTTGTTTAGCTCGGCCTGCGCCAGCAACTCGTCGCGCTCCATTTTCGCCTGCGCGATCTTGATGTCCAGCACCTTTTTTTCGGCCTGATAGATCTCGTCCGCACTCGCACCTTGCGCCTTCATCAGCCTGATCTGATCGTCAAGCACGGAGAGCGTGTGCACATTGGCCTCCCGCGTTGTTTCAACCTTATCGTGAAGGTTGTCGTATGCGCCGGACAGTTCATCCACCTTCTTTCTGTGATCCTCCGCCTGCAATGCCATCTTCGCGGCATTCACCTCTGCGGCGTGGGATACCTGATCCATCTGCCCCGTAAGCATCATAAGCCCCTTAACAATGGGGTATATCCCCAGGGTAATCACCGAAAGTAGGTAATCCCGAATGAGCGCGCTGTGCTCTTTTACAAATTCGCTTACCTTGTCAAAGTTGGTAATGATCGCCACGAGCGCGCCTATCAGCGCGGTAATGCCTGCCGTGGCCATTGCTTCTGCTGCTGCAGCAGATACGCCAAATGCCTCTGAAACCGTTGCCGCTATGCCGAAAGAGGCACTCATCATGTTGATGGCCTTCACCCCCTCAAATATCCCGGTGATGCCCTGCGTAAAGGCCATGACGGCCTGAATCTTCAATAGCTGCTCCTCAACGTCCTTCGAGGATGCGCCAAACAGGGCTGCCGCACCTTTCGCTGCCTCGAACCCGTGCGCAATGCCCATTCCTACGCCCTGAACGGCTTGCAGCTTTCCTACTGCGTCGCCCGACAGCTTGATTTCCTTGTTCAGCTCACGCAACTGCTCTTTTGCCTTGCCCGCCGCATTGATGTATGCCGTACGCATGGCTGCATCTCCGCGCTGACCAGCGGCAACAGCCTCTCCAGTCAGGTCGCGGATCGACTGCTTCAACTCCTTTACGCTGCGCGCGCCCTCGGCCGCATCCAGCTTTATCTTTATTGCTACCTCGTCTGCCATAAGTTATTTTTAGATCGCCAGGTAGCGATAGTGAACAAACACCTTAAACGACCCGTTGCCGCTGGTTGGGTTGGCATCAGCGGTAAGCACAACAGCATCGCCGCCGACGATCTGCGTATCCGTGGCCGCATACGCACTATCCACCTGCAACATCTTCACACAACGCTTAGCGGTTGATTTCAAAATCTCCTCATCGGTGAATTGCGGAATGGTGGCCGACGAGCATTTTAGCTTCAGTTTGCCTGCCGAATAAGCATCCGTCCCGATGTTCTCTGAAATTGATGCGCTGATAACCTCAATGCCACGACCTGCGCCGTCTGCGGCAACGATTGTGATTGGCGTGGTATGAATGGCAAGCATATCCGGGGATGCGATATCCACCTCCACCATATACACCTTGTTGTCGCTGGATGACAAATCCACGGACATAATGCCCGGATCAGTTCGGTAATACAGAATGTTGTCGGCGGTGTTCAGTAACGCCTCGCCGATATAAATATCGGTTGTAAGCCATGTTCCGTCGGTATGGTCATCGCTTGCGGGAACCGTTGCGGTTTCGCCAGGCGTATCGCTTTGCTTTACAATTATGCGCGTGTATGAAGTATCTGCTGCCATTATCCATGTAGAATTTCTGCGTTAGTGCTTACAAATGGGTTGTTCTTTCCACCAGAGATGATTACCACCGTCCCCTTGCCAGATCCGGTAGTATTGGTGTTGCCGCCGCGCGTTACGCCACCCGTGCCGTGGCTAAATGCGATGACCTGGCCCGTTGTACTTGGCGTAAATGGTACGGCAGCGGTGAGCTTCGTCAACTCAACCTTCGTAAGCGTGGTTGCGTTGGGGCAGTACTCCAACACCTTGTTGATGTGGTAATACTGCTCATCCACTTTTATCGTGTTGCGGAAGTCCAGCAGTTGAATGTCTGCCGGCGTGAGCCAAAACCATGCTGTAACGATCTTGCTGTCCCGGTCGGTGCGCTCGGTGATGTCCTGCGACCAATAGGCGTTGTACAGGTTGTTCGTGGTGTAATTGCCGGGCGAGTTCATTGTATAGAACACCTGCCTCGGCTGACCAAAGCACAGGTCAATCGTTGGCGCTTGCAGATCATCAACCATGCCCGCGTATGGATATTGCAGATATGCGGTAACGCCGGATAGTCCGTCTTGTAACAGCCATTTCTGGCACGTCTTCATTCCTCCGTAATACAGGATTCGGATGTTTCCCTTAAAGCTATTGTCCGGCTGCGTGGCAGGCTCCTTCGTAATTATTGATGGGACGCTGATGTTCGTGTTCCCCAACGCCGCGATAATGGTAGGACTGAACACCGGCACGATCTCAAGTACCTGCGTTTGAAAGTCGTTGGCGATATCCTGCTTCTTCTCACCAAACACCTCGGCCCAGCCTCGGTATGCCTGCCCATTGATGCTGTCGCCGTTGGTGTATAGGTTATTGTAAAAGTCCTTATCCTCCTTGTAGTGGAAATAGAACTGCCGCGTGTTGAGATCGCCCATCGGCGTAACCTGCGTTTCCTGATCGACTGCCCATTTGGCGGTCCAGTCCTTCACACCACCGGCTGCGTAGTAGTCGTTGCGCGGCTCGATCAGCAGGTTGTTACTTGTGTTCTTGTCCACCTCGATGAACAGGTTAAACATCTTCACGATGCCCATCACAAAATCCTTTTGCAGAATCTTGTCGGGTAGATGCTGGGAGGCATTCACTGAAGGAGATGTGTGCTTATAGGTAATAAGGCTAAACACGTTGTTGGGATCCACTTTGGTCTGAAACTGAACCGTTACCTGTGCCGGAGCCGTGATGGTATAGTTTACCGATGTATTCGTCCCTGCGGAGAACGTCCCTGAACCGTCTGGATAAGTGCCAACAAGTGCCGCGCTGGTTATTTTGATTGGGTACGTCAGGCCGCCGCCCATATTGATGCGCATATAAACCTGATCGCCATATCCAATATCTATCGGAGCGCTGGAGAGGTTGAAGATTACAGGCCCGGAGTAGTTTGTGCCGGTTATGGGCGTCGTGGCGATAACGCTTGTGGTTCCAAGTAGTGCATCGTATCTTACTACTTCAAGCGTTCCATATAATATATAGGCACCGGCCACCTGTGAATCAATGGTTGCCGATCCTGTAAACACAACACCCTTGCGCGTGTCGCCTAAAACCTTTGGCGACACTATAAGTGCTTTGAATAAACTCGCGTTAAAAAAGTTACTGGTATATGTGTATCCCGCCTCTGTGAATATGCGGTCGATGATTGTTTTGGCATAAATCCACGGAAACATGTGAATGTTCCACCATTGCGGGTATGCTCCTGACAGGATACCATCCAGCCCGTTGTTGATGAGCGGGTACACGTAGCCATTGCTGGACGGGGCCGTCCACGACGCTACGATGTTGGCCGCCGTGCGCAAGTGGTTATACGCAGAAAGATCAAGATCGGTGATGTACTTATTACCCATTGCATCGAAAATGTTCTTGGTGTTGCCGTACAGTTCGATATCGTAGGTGATCTGCGTCTTTTCAAACACATGTATCTGCGCCAGCCGCAGCGATCCCCGGAAAATCTCAACGCCGTTCTGAAGCAGCACCGCATCGCACTTCAGGTTCGGGTTGAACGTGGCCGTGGCGATGTTTACGTTGAAAATGAACTCGAACAACTTGTTATTGGTCGCGCTACCCGGTATCTCGATGGTCTTGGAGAATGAGCCGCTGCGCTTGTCCGGCTGCCGTATATCGGCCACGCTGTACGTGATCGAGTACGGCACATCATCGAGCAAGTCAACATCGGTATATGCCGTGTCGGCAGGTCGCTTCACCAATAGCTGCGTGTTCATCCCCGCTGACGCTTTTTGATGAATCCGAGGTTGATCTCAATCGACAGTTGGATCAGTTTGTCCTGCACCTTGCGCTTCGGCTCATAGGCGGTATCCGACAGCGATACCTGTTGAAGGTTCGTGCCGTCCTTGTCCCAGTAAATCTTCGGGCTGGTGAGTAACTCCTCCAGCCATGCGCTCTGCGCTTCCGTGAGCCAGTCGCTGTTCAATTTCACCTTCACCGGGGCCTGCACGTCATACACCGTCTCCAGCGTGTTAGACTGGCTGTATCCCCACACGTTGGCCGCATTGGTGCCATAGGTGCGCCGGTACTTCTTGCGGTCAATAGTGAGCGATTTGCGCGATACCAGCGAGAAGTTTACCGAATCGAACCCGCCGTATTTGTTCAGGAAGTGCAGCCGATAGTTCGTGAACCGGCAGTTCGCATCCTTCACGTTATAAGTTATGCCGGCACCGACCGGGTTATTACTGTTGTCCAGCGGCGTAAGTGAATAGCTGGCTACGCTGCCCGTGATGATGGGAAGCGCGCCGGTTACTACCGTTATGCTGCCCGACGGGATGGAGGCAAGGTTGCCTGTGCCGGACGGGAAGCGCAGGAAGCGGTCATTGGTGCTGCTCACCGTGGCATAAGTGTTGGCTACGCGATACTCCGCGATGAGGCCGCCACCGCCATTGAACGTCTGCACCCGCATCTTGGCTGGCTTGTTCGTGGTGTCCCTGATCATGTGAACCCATGCGTTCTGCCCTGGCTGAATGTCGAAAGCTGTCTGCGAGGTGAGGAAAGCCGCTGTGTTCACGTCCAGCAGGTACTGCGAATCGTCCCACGAAAGCCGCTCATCCCAATCTACGCAGGTGTTGATGGCATAGATGGTCTTCGTTCCGAGGTTGGGGTAAATAGCCGGGGTAGTGCCATATTCTTCGCCTACCTTGATCTGCACCTGTACAATACTGTTGGGGCATTGCTTAAATCCATTGTCGGACGTGGAAATGTCGCTGGCAAGGTAGTTCTCCACGATGCGCTGCACGTTTGCTGTCAGGTAGCCGTTGGCATCCGGGCTATACTTCAGCCGGGCCACCTGCGACCCGGACACATACACATCGACCACATACTTGAAGTTTGGCTGGCCGGTACTGGTGCTACTGGCCGTCATCACCATGTCATTGTAAGCGGGATAATAGCCGCCGGTGCTTACCGGGTATAAATTTCCGATGGTAATTGCCATGCCATTATATCACATCTGCCTGAAGGTGGCAAATCAGATAATCTGTAACTCGACGCGAATGGCCCGGCCCATCGCCGCCGACAATTCATACTCTAATTGCTTTACATCGCCCACGCCGCCATCCTTGAATACATCAGTAAAGAAGTTACTGCCCTTGTAACCCTCGCGGTGAATCTTGCGGCTGATGAGGTAGGCCATCTCGCGCGCCTTGTCCAGCGCAGTAGCCGTGCTGACCTTGCCCGCTGCCTTGTTCTTTCCGTATCCCTGCTGTGCGCTCGGTTGGATGCCCTTGTAGGTCATCCATTGCAGGATGTTCTTGCGCAGGCTGGGCTTTCCCCAGTCCAGCGGGCCTTTTATCGGGCCGCCTCCGCTCTTGGTGGGGCCGCGCCCTTTATCTACGAATTTGTAGTAATCGGCCAGCGATAGTTCGAAGGTGGTCGTATCCACAAGGCTCATGATCTTGAACCTGATGCTATCCGACAGGCGACGGCTGGCCAGCTTCTTTCGAAACTCCAGGTTGTCCTTCAGGGCCGCCACGACACGCTCCCCGTAGTCGTTCAGCACCTCATTCATGGTGCGCTGTATGATCTCGCCTTCAGCCATTGGCCCTGCTTTTAAGTTGCCGGATACGCTCTTCCTCGCGCTGCCGCTTCACCTTAAAGAAGGCCAATGTGTTGAGAAACTCTATAGCCTTCATGTTTCCGAAGAAATCCCATTTTGTCCGATCCCCTCCGGCAAGCGCGTCGAAGGTGAAGTGCCAGCCCCACGTTCGCGCGAACGCCTCCGCTGGATCGTCTTCAACTCCTTCAACATCGTCTTCTCCATCTGCCGTAGTTGCTTCTCCGAATAGTCCAGCGTAGTTTTTTGCAAGGCCGGCAAAAGATTGCAAAAAAAAACACACAGCGGATGCGCCACTTCGATGGATAACCGCCGGTAGAACAACTCTGCCACCGCCGGCATAGCCTCGCCATCGTACTTGCCCTTCATCCAGACGTATTTCCGTGGCACACACAGCACGGCAAGTATCTTGTGCATGTTGTCAGTTATCACCTTCGGGTCAGCCGTCAGGCTGCTCAGGTCGGCGAACTGGTAGGCCGTGATCGTGTTCATGTTACGGTGAACGTCATAAATGCGGCCCTTTAGCGTGAAGAATGCCGGTATCTTGGTACTGATAGTGGAGGGGTCGGAAAGGAATGCCAGCCGCTCTACGGCCTGCTTAAACTCGTTCATCGGCATGTCCTCGATCTCTGCCTTGCCCTT